CTTGCAAGTAGTAGCTGATTGTATAGGTGTTTCGCATTGTGCTTCCCAGGTTGTGTGCTTCGATGTGTTTAATTATACAGGGTTGAAGAATTTATGCAAGCATTGAATTGTAACAATTTGTAACAGCACCAGGCCATGTGATGTTATAACGTAACAGGGGCGGTTAGTTGACTTGACATTCAAAAAAATCTGTGCGCCCACCCACGCGTGTAACACCAGTAAAAATTTTCACATTGACCCTAAACCGCTAAACGTGTTACACTTTATAAAAATAGAGGACACCAATGAACCAACTACCCACCGACACCATCAACATAAGCCCCGAGTTATTGGAAGTTGCCAATCTGTACCTAGAGCACCAAAACACCCAAGAAGTGGCTACCGTCCTAAACTTAGAACCACACGACGTTGCTCAAATACTCAAGCGTCCAGATGTGAAATCCTACATTAACCAGGTATTCTTCGACTTAGGCTTCAACAACCGGTTTCGTATGCGGCGTGCCATGGACGCCTTAATCCAACAAAAGTTTCAGGAGCTGGAAGAGTCGCAAACGGGCAGCACCAAAGACATATCGGAACTACTTGCCCTATCGCACAAAATGAGTATGGAGTTGTTAGACCGGGAAATTCAGCTAGAGAAGTTGCGGCAAGGCGGGCCCAAAAATCAGGTTAATGTGCAGATCAACGAGGGTGGCGATGGCACCCGTTATGGTCAGCTGATCCAGAAATTGTTGGGAGACAAACTTGCTTAAAGTCTCCCGTAGTGATGTAGAGTGGGACGGGATCCAGGAGTTCGACCCACATACTCGATTTATTAAACTGCCTATCGAAAATTACCTTAAGCTGATCGGAGCTTGGGATCAGCTCAACCGCGCGCAACTGGCACTGATCAATGCGGTCAACAATCCCAAATACCGTTTTGTTGTAGCTGCACTAGCTCGTCGTCTAGGCAAAACCTATATTGCTAACATAATCGCGCAACTAGTCTCACTAGTGCCAAACTGCAATGTCCTAGTAATCTCGCCCAACTACAACCTCTCCTCAATCTCGTTTGAACTGCAACGCAGGTTTATCAAGCACTTTGAACTAGAGGTGGAGCGTGATAACCTAAAAGATCGTGTAATTGAGTTGAGCAATGGTTCGACAGTCCGTATGGGCAGCTTGTCGACTGTAGATTCGACTGTTGGCAGATCGTACCAGCTTATACTCTTTGACGAGGCTGCCCTAGGTGATGCCGGCGAGGAAGCTTTTAACATTCAACTACGTCCGACCCTAGACCGGGTAGATGCTAAAGCTATATTTATTAGTACACCTCGTGGCAAGCAGAACTGGTTTAGCCGATTCTGGGATCGTGGCTTCTCGGACGAATTTCCGGAATGGTGTTCACTCTGGGCAGACTATGAGGAGAATCCTCGTATGAGTCCCAAGGACATTGAAGAAGCCCGTAGATCGATGTCAAAGCAGGAGTTTGAGCAGGAATATCTTGCCTCATTTACCACGTTTGAGGGTCAAATCTACGAGCTGCACGACGATTCGGTACAAACCTGGGACCCTAAACTGCAAGAGGATGGGAGTACTCAGTTCCTGGCAGGCTGCGACCCGGGATACCGTGATCCTACCGCGTTTCTAGTAGTAGCCTACCTACCGGACCTAGAGGATGCGGGTCGGGATAAATTCTGGGTTATCCGTGAGTATGAGGAGGCGGAACAAACCACCGAATACCATGCTCAGCAGATTAAAACTCTAGCGGACGAGTTTGGGATCGAGCTGATCTTTATAGATTCGGCAGCAGCACAGTTTGCTCAAGACCTTGCCTACCAGTACGATATTCCTACTGTGCGTGCTCGGAAAGATGTACTACCAGGCATTGCCTATGTGCAGACTCTAGTCGCACAGGGTAAGCTGTGGGTAGATCCACAGTGTACTAAAACTATAGAAGCACTTAATCAATACAAGTGGGATGATCGTGAAGGTTTGACTAAAGAGAAGCCTAAGCACGATAAGTATTCTCACCTTATGGACGCACTCCGCTACTGTCTCTACTCGTTTACTAGATAACTATTATACTATAACTGGGCTGGTATGTCAACTTTAAAATTCTATAGCTGATAAAATTACCACATTGACTATGTACTGCCCCGGTGGTATAATACTAACATTATGGCAAAAAATACTCAAAAACGTATACCTGTAAAATGGATCCGAGACCGTGCCAAGGGTGCTTACCAAAAGCAATCTAAGTGCTGGGTTTGTGGAACTAACCAAGACCTTGAACTACACCATACCCACAGTATTACCTTACTCCTTGAACGCTGGTGCCAACAACTGGGCATTGAGCTTGATACGGACGATGAGGTACTTAGGGTACGTGACCAGTTCATTAGTGAGCATCACCGTGAGTTGTACGAACTAGTGTATACACTATGTAATCCACACCACGTTAGGCTACACCAGATATTTGGCAAAGCGCCGGGTCTGGGTACTGCTCAAAAACAGTCTCATTGGTTAGAACTGCAGCGTCAGAAACAGAGTGGTGAGGTGCTAAGCAAACCCAGTTATGGATCTCCGTTTAGTGAGTTTACCAGTGGAGATAGCCGTGGGAATAAAAGAATTTTTTAGTGACTTGCGCTGGAAACTTAATCCTGCGCAGGAGCGAATAGCACAAGAGGCCGGTACCATGGTTGGTACCACTGCGCCAATTACCTTTCAACAAGCATTTAAGCGTGTTGAGATGGTTAATCGTGGTGTTAACCTAATCGTAAGCGCTTGTTCGAGCTTGGACTATGACGTCAAGGACAAGCTGTATGAAGGTGTGGTAGTAGGTACTCGTCAAAAGTCCCTAAGCACTCTGCTCAACTACAGACCCAATCCGTACCAATCGGCACAAGATTTTCGCAAGAACATATTTACTGACTTCTTGCTAGAGGGTAATGTGTTTGTACACTACGACGGTACATTTCTCTACCACCTGCCCGCTAGCAAGGTAGAAATACTTACCGATGAAAAAACGTTTATTCGTGGATACCGGTACAACGGACTAGTAGACTTTAAGGAATCGGAGGTATTTTCACTCAAAGATTTAAGTTCGGAGAGTATCTACCGTGGTTCTAGCAGGCTCGAAAGTGCGCAGCGATCTATCAAAACACTCTACAACATGGAACAGTTTCAGGATGCATTCTTTGAAAATGGTGCTGTGTTTGGTATGGTTCTAACTACTGAAAATACACTATCGACCATAGCCAAAGAGCGTACAATCCAATACTGGCAACAAAAGTACAATCCTAAAGTTGGTGGTCGCCGTCCGGTTATCTTGGATAGTGGCTTAAAGCCACAAAAGATTACGGATACCAGCTTTAAAGAAATGGACTTTGATCAGAGTATAAAAACTCATCAAGAAAAGATACTACAGGCACTAGGCGTTCCGCCTATCTTGTTAATGGGCGGCAACAATGCCAACATTGCTCCTAATCTGCGCTTATTCTACTTGGAAACTGTAATGCCTATTGCCAAGTCCTGGGTAAGTGCCGTAGAACGGTACTTTGGCTACGATGTGGAGGCAATTACACAAACGGTATCGGCCCTACAGCCAGACATTAAAGATATTGCCAGCTACCACGCTACACTGGTTAACGGCGGTATTATAACACCAAATGAAGCTCGCCAAGAGCTCCGGTATGACAAACTGGACGGAGCTGACGAGATCAGAATTCCAGCTAATATTGCTGGTAGTGCAGCAAACCCATCTCAAGGCGGTAGGCCGAGTGAAGGGCAATAATAGAGGAAATTATGGTAGACAAAAATAAGATCCTGTACTTTAACAGTGTCTTTACTAAAGCTGAGCCGCTACCAGCAGAACCAGACGTAATTGAGATTAGTGGATACGCATCAACCGTGGATATTGACAGACACGGCGATGTAATCCCTACCTCAGTTTGGGAAAAAGGCTTAGAGAACTACATAAAAAATCCTGTTATCCTAGCATTTCATGACCATACTCAACCAGTTGGTCGTATGACTGAGCACAAAGTAGATGCAAAAGGATTATGGATTAAAGCTAGGATCTCAAAAGCTGCTGAAAAGGTATACCAGCTTATCAAAGACGAAGTTTTAACAGCATTTTCAGTTGGATTTAGAATTAAAGATGCGGAATATAATAGTGCCGCAGAAGTTTTCCTAGTCAAAGACTTAGAATTACATGAAATTTCGGTAGTTTCGGTACCAGCAAATCAAAACACACTTTTTAATCTTTCAAAATCGTTTAACTCCGTTACGGAGTATCGTGAATTTATAGAGCAATTTGCACCCCAAAGCGAGTCAGCTAAAGGGCTAGACACCACTAGGCAAGCAAAGAGCACAACCAAAGAGGAATTGGACATGACTCCAGAAGAATTAAAGCAATTACTAGCCCAAACAGCTCAAGACGCTGCACAGCAAGCTGCTAAGGCTATCAAAGAAGAACAAGCTCGTGTAGAAGCTGAGAAAGCTGCTCGTGAACAAGCAGAAGCTGAGCTACAAGCACGTATCAAAGCAGCTGTTGCTGCTGTAACTCCTACTGAAACTGGTGCAGAAAAGCTACTAGCCGAAGTAGAGAAGCGCTTCCAAGAGCAAGCAGAAAGCACCAAGAGTGTTATCAGTGGCCTAGAAGCTGCCCTAAAAGAAAAAGCACAAGAGCTAGAAGCTATTCAGAAAAGCAAAATGCAGTTTGTTGATGGCAAGCCCAGCGACATGAGCTATGCTGACAAAGAAAAAGCAGTTCTACTAGCAAAAATGGCTGGTAAGAGTGTTGACAGCACACGTCTTGGTAAACAACTAGTTGAAAAGTATGGTGCACACGTTCCTAGCGCAACTTGGGAACTAGAAGTTAGCCTAGCAATGGAAAACGAGGTTCGCCGTCGCCTAGTTGTTGCTCCTACTCTACGCAGTATTGCAATGCAAACTAACGTAATGACTATTCCTGTAAACCCAGAAGCAGGCCTAGCAACTTGGGTACAAAATGCTCAGTTTGGTACAAGCAATAGTGCTGGTGGCAATGCTACACACGCTCTTAAAGAAATCACTCTTAACGCATACAAAGTTGCTACCAACGAGTATGTAGCCTTCGAAGAAGAAGAAGACGCTCTACTAGCAATTATGCCTGTTATCCGTGATGCAATGGTTCGCCGTGTTGCTCGTG